GAAGAGAAAGCGAAAGCGTTCGCGCCGAATTTAGCGACAACGGTTATAGCTTTCCAAGAGTCATGCGCAGTCGAGATGGGGGTTGATCAGACTCTCATCCCTATCTGGGCTCGTGCCATTGGTTTCGCATTACGCTTCGTTGCACACAAGACGATGAGTAATTCATGTGATCCTTTTATGGTACATTTGCTGCATAATTGCTTAGTTTGTTCAGTTGGGGGTTTAGCCCCAGAGATGAAAGGTTTTTCAATCATGATTCTCTTGATAGCGGTTCTCCTTAAAGGACGAATGACGCCTAGCTATTGGATGAGTATTTTAGCGAATAGAACATTGATAACGGTTTTGATTTCCATGCAAATGGCTTTATCAACAACTACAGCTGGTACAGCATCAGTGTTCAAGATTTATCGCGATTTTATTCATAAAGACTTTCGGATTTTGGAAGGTCCTCTCATAGTTGAAGACGTCTCTGTCGATGACGCTTTCTTATACAACACAACAACTTCGATGCCATACAACATGAAGCTGCTGCCTGACGACTGGCCACATATAGTCGAAGAGCAGCGCCCCCAAATGTATACACTAATTACAACCGGAGCAGCAATGTTCCGACCAGCAGGTCCTTGCAATTTTGCGGGGGCTTTGGCCAACAGGTGGTTCTGTCCTGTGCCAAGTGATGAGTGTAACAAACCAGATAGGCAAGGTAAAACATGCACGTGGTCAAGGAGTAAACGAGACTGTCAACTCGCGAAAAATTGGTCATATGCTTGGTACCTATTAGATGCACTTAAAATCAGCTCTGCTGAACATAATAAGGAAGCATTCACTCATATCGATTGGGTCCTGCACCAAAAAGGCAGGGTCAAACGTTCTAGGGCCCAACAAGCTCTGACGGACCGAGAACAGGGTGAGCCTATCAAAGCTAGAACATCAGCTCACATGAAAAGCGATGAAGTGTTATTTGCTAAGGGGGAGGGTCTGAAAGCCCGTCCCATCAAAGCTATCGACCCTTCTGTCCAAGTCGCTTTAGGTGTC